GCAGAAACTTCTCTGTAACTATATTGCTTTAAGTGCTTCTTTGCAAGCTCTAATAGTTCTAACTCTTTCTCAATAGGGTTTAACCAACGATCATCATTTGGGTCTATCTCGTAACCAAAAGGTACAAACTTAACTAGCCTTGGTATTCTCTCCCAATGTCGTAGCTTCTTAGGCTTAGGTAGCATCCAATAACCTAAGTCAGTAAATGCAAAGTGCCTAGTCATCATTACTTTCTTTAGGAGGTAAGATAAACAAACCACCACTAGCCTCTACTGCAACCTTCTCAGTCTTAACTACACCAGCACGATCTAGTATTTGTCCTGCTGCAACCATCTTTTCTTTAATGCCAAGCTGAGTAGGGTCAACCAAAGCACTGCCGTAAGCAACCGCAGCTTTAGGGCCAAGACGCGCCATGTAAGTCTTTGTAGCCTCAAATATTTCATCCTTTAAGCCTTCTATAATAGCTTTTGTAGATGAACCATCAGCATAACCTGCAAGCTTCTTAGCTTGTACAACATCACCTTGAGCCTCGTCAAACAAGACTTGCATAAAGAGTTGTTGTTTTTCGTTCAGTACCCTACTCATGTTACTCTCCTGTACGGCTTGGCAGCTTTAGCCGCTTTCTTAGGTTGCTTAGAAAACTGCTTACCTTTTGCTGTATCCGCTCTTTTTTTCGCTGAAGACGCAGCATAAGACTTAGAATCCATAGCTTTAATAGCACTAGCTGGCAAATAACGTTCTCCTGTAGCCTTTGGGCCTTGCGTAGAAGGTTTACCACTTTTAGTTCTCCAATCCTGCTTAGTCCACGACTTAAGGCTCTTTTGACTTTTAGCTAAACCGCCAGAGTACATCTTGGCGGCTGGCTTTTTCTTTGCTTTAGTTGTTTTACTTTTGTTTGGCATTGTGTTTTTTCTGCACAGCAAAGTTAGCGGTAAGGCTTGCCCCCTTATGAGGAACAAACTTACCGTCATGCTTCATCACTTTTAAACTGCCGTCTTTTTGTTTCATCCAGTGATAGCCTTTAGGTGCTTCTACTTTCATTACGTGTATCCTCCACCTTTTGCTTTGTATTGTTTGGCAACCATTTGAGCTTTACGAGCCGACCACTGTCCGGGGCTTCCTCCTTTGCCGCCAGCCTTAACGGATGCGACAAGAGACTTACGCATACTAGGCTTAGTATAATTACCTGCCGCATTTACTGTTGACCCACCCTTAGCGTAGCCTCTCTTAGGTTTCGCTTTAGCTGTAGTCTTTGCCGTAGAACTTTTCTTTAATTTCGCCACGTGTTACCCCTATGTCTTTAAGAGCAGCATCTGACATAGTGTTTAGTTGCCAGTATTGTACTCTACGCATTTGGTGATCTTGTAGTGCCTTGATAAATTTCTTGAACATGGTATAACTCCTCTATGTATTACCACAGACAGTTATACCATGTTTTACCTTAAAGGACTACATACAAAAATGCAATCCCGTTATGCATTATTTCTTTGCCTTCTTCTTTGCCATACCGCCATACATATAGCCTGACTTTTTAGTCATACCACCTGCAGCGTAAGCACCTTTAGGTTTTTTAGTTACAGGACCACCTTTGTTTTTAGAGGTCTTAAGGCTAAGTCTAACACGGTCTTTAGCTAAGTCTCTAGGAACACTTAAGTCGTTTCTTTCAGCCCATTTAGCTAAACGGAATTGCTCTTTAGAACTAAGACTTTTATCTCCTGCTTTCCAAGCGTCAAGCTTTGCTGAATTTGTTGTAGGTTTAGCTTTACCATTGCCACCACCACTAGGCTTTACAGGCGCAGACGGTTTAACGGGGGGAGCTACGCTAGGTGTAGGTTTAGCTGTTGAAGAAGTCTTAGGAAGAGTAGTTGTGGTAATCTTTTTTTCACGCATTCCGCGATTTCCCGGACCTTGTGTAGGGTTGCCACTCTTACTCAGTAAGCCATCTTTACGATCAGTTTTAGGCTTGTCTTTAGGTTTGACTTTAGGAATGTTCTTTAAGTCCTCTGCATAAGCAGCAATCATTATCTTGCCGTTTTTATCTGTATAATACAAAGAACCTGCCTTCCTTGCGGCAGAAATGCTCTTGTACTTATAAGCATTCTTTTGTGCTTGTTTTGCAGTCATGCCTTTGTTTTTTAAACTGGCATTAATCCACTGTGTTAACTTACTAGCCATAGTTCTATACTCTCTTTCCTGCTGATTTGTTACGAGGGAATGACCTGTTAGCCCTTGGCGTAGTTACAGCCAAGTTAGATGCCCTATTATCTAATGGATTCCCGTTTCTGTGATGTACGTCTTGGCCTACTTTAGCGTTACTTTTCTTTCGCGCAGCGTTGCGTGAGGCTCTTTTTTGTTTTTGCTCAGGGGAAGCATGGTAATTATCGTACTCTTTACGATAGTTACGTCCAGCAGGACCGGGCATTACAGATGTTTTAGTTGGCTTTTTCATTTACCACTTTACCTTGTCTGCCCAATATGCTGCGCTTAGTTTTCCTTTTTTAATGTTTTTACCGTGTCTTGCTTTAAAGGATGCACGTTTTTTCTTCATCTTGTCCGTTTCACCTTTTTTTGGCTTCCCGGCTGTCTTCGCTCCCTGTTCACCGAACCTGATGAGCTTAATGGTCTTACCTTCTTTTGCAAGTACGGCATGACTTTTTTTCGGGTGATCAGGGGTACGCTTCGGCTTGTTATAACCTGCAAATGTCTCTCCCCTATATTCTATGCTCATTGTTTTTCTTTCACTTTAGGTAAACAGTACGCTACAACCCTGTCTTCAGGGGATATACCGTGTGAACTGTAACGTCTGGTTATCTCTCTAGCGTAGTAATTACAATGCTCTATGTTGTTAAATACCATTGTATCCTCTATAAGCTCTCTAGGAGACCCTAGATACACCATAAGGACAAAGTAGTACATAAGTCTTACATAAGTTCAAAATGGGGAGCATCAATAAAGGGCCTACGACCTTGAGAACGACGAAGGTCTACGTATGCATTCATTGCATCCTCCATAGAACCATCCCACTCAGCAATGTTGCCTACACTCCAAGCTGCTCCCCACTTAACTTTTACACCGTGAATACGTGCAGCGTCAGCCATAGCGTCAGCTATATCGTCATACATATTTAAAGCCCAAGTAACGTTAGGCCCTACGTAAGCTACAAGATCAACTGCACGACCCTCTAAGTGTTTACTTTTCATAGTCTGTGATGCACCCTTTGCAACCAAAGCTTCCTGCTCGGCTACTGTACGCATACCACAAGTTACACCAAAGTCAACTTTAGTCATGTCAATAGCTGCATTAACTACAGTTATTAGCCCTGAATCAACACCCTCAAGCCTACTAATACTACGTGATGATAACTTAAACCCCATTTCGTTTCTCCTCTATGAGCTTTGCTTGCTCTCGTATTTCTTGCTGCTGTTTCTCTAATGTAATGTATTGCTTATCCAACTCAGATAGTTGAGGGATAGGTATTACATTATTTCTTTCCAAAGAACTTACTCACTGAACGCATTCCTATGGAAGCACTAACAATACCACCTAATGCAATCTGATACCACTGAGGCATAACCTCCAACGCTGCAAACCCACGTGCTACTATGTCGTTACCCCAATCACCACAAAAAGCTAAAATAAGCGGAATGCTAAACAACAAAGTAATCCATTCGTCCTTCCAAGAGTTCTCAGTAGCCCTCATAGCTTCCAAGTCCCAATCAATCTCACCTGTAAGCTGCTTTTTCTTTATCTCAGCTTCAGTGAGTTTAATCTGGGTCTTACCATCAATTATACTTGTGGCTAAACCTGTAAGGCTACCTATGAGTTGACCAATCATTTCTTAAACATTCCAGTTTTTCTGTAGTCTATTAAACCGCCTTTATTTTGTTTAGTAGCTTTTTTACCACTCATATACAGACGAGGAAAAACTAGACCCATTGCGTCTTTAAATTTACCTCTATCCACATAGGTATCAAAAACCTCTTTCATTGCAGCCCATCTAATACGTTGCTGTTCATCAAAATCACTGCCTTTACTTGAGTGTTGACCCCCAGTTTTTTTAGCTATTTCCTCTAGCCTCTTCATTTTATTTTTTATACCTTGAGGCATACCCTCACTCATTTGTACTTCTCCGTATATGCTTCCTCAAAGCCGTCCTCATGGACACAGTTCTCATGGTTGCCCCACAGACGTTTGAAGTAAGCGTCATGTACATCTAAATAGTCTTGCTCACTGTACTCATCAGGAGCCAACCTACCCTTAATAATCCAAAGAAAACGATTAACTTCTTTGTGAATCGGCAAGTCTGTACTTACTCTTTGCCCATCCATATTGCAAAACACCCAGTTAATGCCCCCATTACAACCGATACAAGCCCACTCTGCTGTATGGTAGGATCAGGTAAACCCATGTACCAATGGGTAACTTGGTAAGTCAAAAGCGTAACCACAAGCATCATTAGCCGTGGCATTA